CCAATTCTCATCACCAAACTGGTCGTATTGCTTGGCTCTTTGTTTAATTTTTCGTTGTTCTTTTTGGATCATGCGTTGACCTTGCCCAAAGTTACCGCCAGCGCCTTTACCAAAACCGCCAGAACCACCTACATTATACATCGCTGAATAAACTGGCATTGCCATTAATGCTTGAGCAGTAGACATTCTAGCGCTCATGTCTTGAAAAGGAAGGGTTTTAAAAGTTTCAGTCTCTCCAGTCTCCTCATTGTATCTTTCACCAGGAACCTCAACGCCCACCATCTGTTTTTGAAACTCATGGGTCGACATATTTTTTACTGCATCTATGTCTTCTTGTGAAGCACCAGCATTTTCCATTTGTTGTATAAGTCTAGTTCTAGTTCCTTGTCCTCCAAATCTTTTTGCTAGTTGTCCCGCGCCCCATTTAAGAAAAGGAAACAAGCCCCCTGACATTCCGCTGGCAATGCTACTAGCAGCAATCGTTTTTAAAGCATCTCCCAAGCCATCTTTACCAAGACCTGCTATTCCAGTATTACCTGATTCTAAGTCTTTAATTCTATTGCTTATGAGATCTCTATTGCTTATAGCATTAGCAATCGCGCGGGCATCAGCACTCTCTTGCGCGGTTGAACCACTCATTGTTGGTGATTGCCCGCCAAAGTTACTACTCATTTGTCTATTAAATTCTGCAAGAGAGCCAAATTCCAGAGGGTTCATTAAAGGCTCTCCACCCTTATTCATATTCACAATGCCACCATGAGCCATTCTATTGTTTTCGGATTGACGCAAAAGAACTTCCAACCCACCTGGAGTCGGAGTTACGCCTAATTGTTCTGCAATCTCTTCTCTCATTTTCGCATCACATAAGTTTGCGAAGATCCCACGAACCGAGAATCTCTACATTATAGCTATGAATTAGTTTATAAATCAATGGATATTGCTCCATTGGTGATCACCGATAACGAACCAACTGCTCCCGTCGCACTCACGCCACGAGTTGTTCCTGAATAAACATCGTACCATTTGGCACCATCGTAGACCTGTAAGCTCTTGGCATTGAGGTTCCAGATCACATCGCCAGGATTGAATTTATGTTGAGACAGCGTGGTTAGCGTGTATTGAGGTGTAGCTGTCGGATCAAACGAGCCAAGGTTTAATTCCAGCACACGAACCAAACGGTTGTAAATATCTGCTGAAACCTCTCCTTGGGCGTTAGGAAGCCTCGTTTCCAGCAGTTTTGCCATTAACGCCTACCGTTAGGCCTAATTTCCATACGAGTGGCTCCTACGCGGAATCCTAGACCTTCGCGCAAACCGGACGAATTGTCGTCGTCCGACTCAAAGCGCAACACAATCTCTCTGGCTCTAGTGCGAGTGTTGATTTTTGTGGTTGACGACGTGACTGCGGTAGTCGATGCAGTGCTCAAACTTTCTGCTGGCCAGTTGCGTTTCTTCAAAATAACATTCATAGCGGCGTCGCTATTGGATCCAGTAAATTTAATGTCGGGGATAATGCGATTGACAAAGCTGTAATAATCGCCTTCTTCAATATCCATTGTGCTCGATTCGATGTAGACATTATCCATTGGCGATCCATCGGCATCGTTGCCGGTTTCATGCTTATATAAATAGTTATTGGTATCGGTTCCAGTCGCTCTTGGATAATTCTCAACACCTTCGTCTAACCAAGCGTGTCGAGCCAGTTGTCCAATAGACCAGGTCTTTTCAATGTAATTGTAGACCACATAGCGATCGATTTCGGTACTGCCGCTTGAGCAATAATACCAACCCACCTCGTTAAACGCCTTGTTCAAAAAGCCGAACACCTTATAGGCTTGGGTAATGTTTAAATCGCTAAACACATAATCGTGGACTGAAGACGGCAACGCTGCTACCGCACCGTTATAGAAATAAAACCCCTTCATATCCATCCAAAACACGCCATCGGGTGCATTAACTGATGCTTTGGGTCCAATTAAGCCAACGCCCTCGTTAACTAGATTGGTGCTGAAAGTATACGGTGAACCAACAAACGTCATTGAATACAGTGAATTGTCCGTCCAGATCAGTGTTTCTTGTCTAGCTCTTAACCCGCCGACAATCGAAGACCCGGACGATAACCTAAAAGAGCCGGACGTGTTGGTTAGTTTCGGCTCCCATTCGGCTGCGTTTTCCTGATCCGACCAACAAATAAACATCGGATCAATGGCTCCTGTTCGAGCCGTACCTCCATCGTTTAAGGGATCAGCCCCCAAACAAATAACGTGCCGATCAATGTCACTGACCAGTGTTTGTAGCGCCAAGGTGGGCGGAAGATTGGCGCCGCTTAAATCGCTTAATGCGACGGCTCGATCCGAGCCTAGAGTTTTTGCGCTCATGTCCCAATAATAAATACCGCCGGCACGCACATTCATAATGAGGTCCTCGCCGAAATTATCGTGCGTCCACAATCTTAGTTGGTTTACAGCAGACAATGCACTAACCGATCCAAAAGTTCCGCCACCCCAAGTGCCTGCGCCCCAACCAGAGCCGGGGACATAATCGTCAATACCAACATTAATCTGATAAGCGCCAACCACGCTAGAGCCTCCATTGCCACTATCGCTGCTATTAGCGGTAACTGTATCTCCATCGGTATCTTTAGCTTCAATGGTGTAGCTGTTTGTGTTAACAATGGTCGCAATTTGATACTCTTGGTTTAAAACATTAGCAGTGATAAGCCCCCCTAAAGTAGCGGCACCACTAAAAGTAACAAAATCATTTTTAACAGCGCCGTGACTAGAATCAGTAACGGTAATGGTGGCATCGCCATTGGTGGCTGAAAAGGTTACATCGCCAGCTGATGTTGTAGTTCTTATTGGCGTGATGTCATTATAGGTGGTTCCCGATAAAATATAATATTTCCAGGTGGTTCCCAAACCTAAAAACTTAGTGGTGTCCAGGTCAACCCAAGCATGAAGCGCTCGACACAGGCCTAAGAAAGAACTAGAAATATCTTTGGTCCAACCGCCTATTTTCTCAGGCAGACCTTTACGAAAACGAACCAAGTTCGCGTCGTACCAACCGCCTTCATTACTGTAATCGGTTCCCTCTCGGTTAATACCTGGCCTTAATATGTATTTGGATAACGGCATTATTCCTCTTCTTCCTCGTCTAGTTCCTTGTAGTATCCCACTATATGAAGAATTTGCTCTAAATATCGGGTAATTTCGCCCATTGTCATACTTAAATTCTCATATCCTTGGCTCGTTAGCCCATAATACGCGACCCGTGGTTCTTCTCCAGCTTCCACTGCATCTAAATACGCTTGCATGACATCGGGATTTAATATTCTCCATTCAATCGGAGCAGAATTAATGGCTTCTGGGAGTGGCGGATGATAAATCGGTGGGCGTTCTGCTACTGTAACCACTTCCACAGGCTTAACTTCTGGTTGCATTGTTGGCCTGTCTCCAAATAAAGAGAAGCTTGAGCAACCATTAATTAGTAGTAGTAGCGGTATTATCAGTAATTTCTTCATCAAACTGTTCTGGATTGGTTATTGTGTTTAAATTTTCTACCACTCTAGCTGAAGCACGGTTCACTTTGCCTTCTAAAACACTAGGGTCTGTTAAGGCCATGCCTTCCAAATTGAAGTTAGCAAACTTATTTCTGAGCTTGGTCACTTGGGCTTGGCTTGCAGAGTATTGAGTATTAAGCGTTTGTATCTGTTGCGCCGTCTTTTTGGCTTGTTCCAGTGCCTTTTTGATCTGTTCGTTTTGATCCTGAATGGTTCGTTCCAAAACAGCTTGATTATTAATTGCTGTTTGCAACTCAATTTCAAGTTTTTCCATCTGCGCTGCGGTTATTAAATAATAACCCATAAAAGCAGATCCTATTGCTAATAAAGCAACTCCTAAAAAAACAGATAGTTTCACTTGTCTTTTTTGGGCTTTATTGCAACTGTAGTATAAGCTTCGTTGATGTCAGGGGTTGATTTATCATCACCGACATATTTGCCATCTTCATCTCTGGTGCGAATTTTTTTCTCTTCGTATCCAAGAAACGTGGTTTTAAACCAAGTGCTTAATCCAATAGCCATATTAACCTCCTTTTTTTCTGCTAAATGATCTATTTTTCCTTTTCGGAACAATCCTTAAATTACTTTTTTTACTGTTGCGAGGGTTTCCATCAACATGGTGGACATCCATTCCATCGCCCGTTCTAACTCTTCCTTGTTTTTTTAATTCATTTCTGCTTTTGTTTCTTGCTGCTCTATTTAGTTTTTGTTCTGGTCTTGAGTGATAATTTTTATATTCGCTGGCATAATCTCTTTTTTTCTTTTTTCGCATTAATCTTTATCACCCTTAAAGCTTTTAGAAGACCCAGAAGTTCCTGCATACAAGCCAAACCAAGCTGCACCTGCGCCCACAATTACAGAGATTAACCCCGATTGTTCAAAGGTAGGATCAGGCAAATCCATAAACCACATTACAGTGTAGTACAATAAAATAATATACACCGTTAAAAACGCCCTTGGAAAAATACGCCAGGAGTCCACCGCTTGCGCTATAAAAATAACTTTTTGATAAGGGTTGTTGTTCTTAACGTCTTCTAATTCTCTAATTTTGTCTTTAAGTTCGCCAATCTCTTGTATCATGGCCATAAATTTGTTGAGGTCCATCTCAACCTCATTGCGGTCCATATCGCCTCCGAATCGACCACTTGGATAATTATCGTTCATAATTCACCCGTCTTTCTCTAATAATATTTAGTAACTTTTCTTCGATCATTCATAACCTTACCACAAGCTCTTGCAATTCCAGATTTTACTGGACCTCCTGCATTCATTTTTTTAGCTTTTTTATATTTTGTATTTTTTTTTAATGGTTTCATCTTATACCGTATACACATCTAAGGCATCCGCTTTGCCTTTAACATTAATGGTTGTTATTAATTCTAACTTAAATTTTGTAAATTGAGCAGTATTTTTGCCGATCAACAAATCAACACCCACTTCTTTGGTAGCCGATTCAAGTCGTGCTGCCGTATTTACCGCATCACCAATAGCGGTATAGTCAAATCGACTGTCACTGCCCATATTGCCAATCACTGCCTCACCTGAATTAATGCCGATACCAATAGCAACGGGAGGTAAGCCTTTACCTTTAAGCTCTTTGTTTAGCTCCTCCATGTTTTTCATAATATCCAAAGCACAATTAATTGCTAAATTCTCATGGGCGGGTTGATCCAAAGGCGCATTGAATATCGCCATCATTGCATCGCCTATGTATTTATCAACCATGCCTTCGTATTTTTGCACTGATTTTTGCTGTGCGGTCAACGCCCGATTCATAATGTAGGTCACATCTTCTGGTGGTAGTGATTCAGACATGGAGGTAAAACCTCTAACATCGGTGAACAAGTAAGTTGCATACCTTTTTTCCCCACCCAATTTAAGCAGTTCCGGGTTGTCTTGTAATTTTTTAACCTGTCTAGGGTCTAAATAATGCTCAAATTGCTTTTTAATCTGCTGTCTAAGTTTGTATTGCTCTCTAAAATTTAGATAAAACGCAATGGAACCGGTAATAAACCCAGAGATTAACGACCAAGTAACGTCAATTAATAAATTGGACTGGATAAAATAAACGCCCAAATATGCGATTAGAGCGTTTGTAAGCAAAAAGAATACCAAACCCCAGGTCACACCAAAGAAGTTTAAGAAAACCCAAACCAGAACCATTGTCGCTAAATATATACCTATCTCTGCGAGCAAAGCATAATCAGGGATAAAAGGACTGTTCTCTATTAAAATACTTTCAGACAAAGCCGTTTGTATTTTGTGAGGCTCTAAAAGCCCGGAAGGTGTGGCAATTTGCGGCATCACTCCTTTAGCGGTTACACCAACAAAGACAAAGCGATTCTTAATCAGTTCTGTTTGTTTAATATCGGTTAAAGAAAATTGGGGTGTATCGACCCAGCTAATCCATTTTCTACCCAGAGTGTCAGTCTTAACTGGTGGCAGTCCCTTAACCCTAATCTCTTGTATACCTGCTTCTGAAGTTTTTATTAGGTAGGTGTCCGCACCAGCTAAAACTTTTAGAACCTCTGTGCCGTAGGCAGAAACCCAACCGTCAGGGGTTCTTAGTAATAATGGCATACGCCTTACCAATTGGTCAACTTCTGTGGGAGCAACAGCTATCCCCTGGTAAGCCGATTCACGAAGTAAGGGGATGTTTTGTACCACGCCTTTAGCTTTAAAACCACCGTGATCCTGGCCTAAAATAACCGTACCTGTGGTCATGGGGTAGGTACCGTTGTCGTTTTCAAACGTTGCTAACACACTTGGGGCAGACGCAAGACTCTTGGCAAAGTCTAAATCACCACCAAAGCGATCACTCTGTGGAAAGCTAATGACCCAACCAACACCTAAAGCGCCTTTTGATATAAGATCGTTTTGTATCTCAGCTAATCGTTTTCTGGGAAACGGGTAGCCACCTTCTGCCTCAACATCGTCTTCGTTAATATTAAGAATTGAAAAATACCCAGAGGGTTGTTGTTCTGTAACAAAAGTATCAAAAGTTTTGAGTTTTAATATTTGAAGCGGGGTCCATTGTTGGACCAAGGGCACGCCCAATAATATAATAACAACCAACAACTGAAAAAATCTAGTCACCTTGGTTGATGGTTACGGTTTTATTACAGTTCGTGGAGCAATTATAATTAACCGTAATGCTTTTATTGGTGGTTCCTGATTGAGTGGCCGTGACATCGTAGTTATCAGTATAGAAATTGAGCTTCATGTAATGATCGCCACTACCCGTTTGAGTTATGGTCGCATCGTTATTGTCAGCAGAACCACTGGCATAAATCTTGGCATAGTGCTCACCTGTTCCTGATTGAGTGATCGAAAAATTGGAATCATCACCGAAAGCTCTTATTTCTCCTTCTTTATCATCACCTGTTTGCGTGATCTTATACACATTGTCGTCACCCTGCATATAGATTTCAGCGTCATTATTATTGCCGTTTTGTATTACATCCATGTCGTTTGAATCATCGTCAGCGTCGATATAGCCGAAGTTATCGTTACCGTCTTGATCTATTTTGTACTCATTACCCGTATGGTTTGCTACCTGGCTATAGGCTCTAGCAGTATTTCCTGTACCGTCCTGGTCTATGTCTATTTCTGCATTACTACAATTATGAGTTGTATATGTGCCTTGCGATAAGCCGCACCAGACTCTAGCCGTGTTACTTGAACCAATTTGGTCAATATGTATTAGAGAGGAGCTCCCTTTGGTTCTTATCTCAACATTGTTATCCCCAGCGTATAAGTTCAAACTAATCAGACTGATTAATAATAATCTCATTTTCACCACCTCCGTTGGTTGTAACGTTAATCTGTTTCCCGGCAGAAAGAATTTGAATATTGTATCCTCCTGACTTATCTAGTTCCAAATCAATTGTGTTTTCAACTTGTCTAAATAAAGTAAGTATTTCACCCTCTACAAAAGTATACACTTGAGCGTTTGGGTCAAAGCCGGGGATAATGCCTTCTATTTTTACTCCATCTAATTCTCCCTCATCGCCGTCATCCTTGCCGCCTGCGGCTACTGTTTCAATCATTTCTAATAAGTCTTGTAGAAAGTCTACAGCTAATAGGTCAATGTCTAGCCTTGTTATCTCTTCTTGTAGCTCGTCTTTGGATAAATCACTGTCGTCATCCAAGTCGTTTTCTTCTAAAAAGTCAGCGTCTAATACATTACTTGATGTGCCGCTTTGTTCATCAACCGCCTCTTGTACCTCGTCAGGTGGATTTACAATCAATAAGTTATCTATAAAATTCAACGACAAATTAGCCAAAGTGACCGCTTTTGTGGGCGGACTCTCAGCAACACTCACCATCGTTGCCTGGAAGGGTTGATTTAAAATTTCGGTGCCAGCTATGGTTTCAACGGTAATAGCTCCAGAAGTAGTCCCGTCTGGGTTAGGCAATAAAATCACTAATGATCTGCCTAATTCATCAACGGTGGTTGTAAAATCGGTGCCTCGAATAAAGATCGAAGCCGAAGGTGTTTCAATAGAAATGTTTTCTTTATCTATTTTTCCCAACGCGCCAGTAATAAAACGGGCGGTTCCGCTTGCCATCTTGAGCGCCATTTTGCTCTTAGATGGATCAGGGTCAAATATGTATTCATCAATAATAATTTTAGAATGTTCAGTAAGACGAATGACAGAAGAATCGAGAAACGTAATGCCAAGCCTACCGTTACCAGTGCGCACATCATCGTAACTAAGAATATCCAGAGAAGCTCGTGCCAACAATCGATCTGTTTGATCTGCTCGTAAAACTTCTCCATTTCCTCTAAGTTCCGATATTTCTCCTATCTCAGAATAAGCGTTGGGTATAAAAAGAAGTAATATTAACAGCCACTTGTGCATTGGTCTACATCTATAGTCCCATTGCTCGTCGTCGCTGTTATCACAACAACATCTGATACACTACCAGTGCTATTGGTTTGATCTATGTCTATGTTATTAGTGCTGCCCGTTATAACCGCAGTTATGGAATGATCCGCGTTACCCGTTTGTGTAGTATCAATATCGTTAGAATCACCGTCCACGTTCCAGTTGTTGATACAACCCACAACTTCACAAGTTGCATTAATATTATTTGAAGTACCAGCCACCACTATATCCTGATTACCTGCGGTTGCTGTCGCTGCTGCACCTTGAGTCATTGTTAAAACATTAGAGTCCCCTGTTGCCGCATAATCAAAGTCTGTATTGGCAACATCGCCCGTCGCCCCTAGTGCTAGAGTGGTTGTGTTGCTATCCCCTGTTGTTGTCGCTGTAAACGAAGTGCTCGCCCCTTGAGCGACTGAGGCCGCCATAGTGTTTGTGTCTCCCACTTGGTCTATGTCCACCGTCATGGAGGCTCCGGTAAACGTGGCTCTGGCTTGCGATGTACCGACCTTATTGGTATCACCAATTTGATCGATATTCATCGTTAATCCTGTACCGCTTTGCGTAATGTATATATCATTATTGCCTGCATAAGCAACAGATACTGTAAATAACAGAATAAAACTAACTAATTTCTTCATAATTAAAATCCCACAACTCTTTTTCTAAACCCTTTTGTATTAGCGTATAAACAGCTTCTTCTATGGCCACCCTGGTTGCATAGCCCATGGCTTCGTTTTCACTGTACCCGGTTTCTACCTCGACCAACTCAGTGCCCATTTCTATAAAACGAAATATATCTCGGCTTACGCCTGCGCTTAACACAGTTTTACTTATCATACAATTTAGCATAACTTCACCCGTCTGAACAAGAACAGCCCTTAAAGACACCGTAATCTCGTCTTTTCGCCACTGGTTTTTTGAGCCAATGCCCAAGTACCGTGCGCCATTACCGCCTGTTCCAATGTTTGTGTCGTATTCAATAATTGCACCTTCAATAATAATTCCAGCAAATAACAATGGTTTAAGCGTATTTCCGTTCTCACCATCATAGGTTTGTCGGGTGCTTTTTATGAGTTGTCGCTCCCTGGTCAATGCGTCTAAGTTATTACGTTCTACGACCACGAACCAAGATCCTTTACCTGCGTTTCTTAAAGAGTCGATCAGATAATGATCTGCTCCCTGGGTAACTGCGGTGCTAAAGAGTGCCATTTTCTGTGAGCTTTTACGTTGTCCCGTTAGATCCTGAAACTTATACACAGCCACCACAGCTTGTCTTTGAGGTGGCGGAAGATTAACCAGTTTTTCATGCGTTGGACGTATAATCTTTGCTTCTTCAACGCACTCAAGAAAATTGGCGCAACCTGTGTGGCCCACAGGAGCAAAATTGGCGCAGCTATAAAGCAACGGCAACAATAAAACTAAATACCACAATCGTCCGAACATATTCCAAATATCCCTACGGGAATAATAATCTCAGTTATTGTCCCGTTTTCATCAATAACTGTAAGCGTTATATTAATTCCGTCATTAACAAACTTTATGGTGCTGCCTTCCAACACGATACTGCCACCAGTTCCACCTTTCTCGGAATCAAACAAAGACTCCGCTATATCTCTTGAGAGTTGACTATATACTCTGCTCTCGAGGTTTCTTAAAAACTTAGCCAACGTGGTGTTATCGGCTTCTCGCTCCGCTTCTTTTAAAGCGTTCTCTATATCTTCAGCGATTTCATCTCGCCGGGACTTTTCCTGTTCATCAATGGTTAAATAATGCGAAGATGTGCCAATACCGCTAAAGCTGGGGCTTTTAAACTCTTGAACTATCTCATCCCCAGAGACTGTTGCTGTAGCCCCTAGTAGGATAATTATCAAATAATACGACAACCACTTCATTTCTTTTTCTTTTCGTTTTCTTTCATTTGTAATACCGTATTGACTTTTTCCTGGAGTCGAATCATATCGTTGTCCAGCATTCTTATTTGGTCAATAAGTTTAATAAGAGTAATGTGCATATCTTTAATGGTTGGGTTTATAACCCTTGTAATCATAACCCAGACAAAGTAAACAAAGTAACCAAGACCAACCATCGCCACAATCGGGAACCCAAAGTCTGCGATTAACTGTGCTATATTCATTAGTCTCGTCTGGCATCTATAGTCCCGTCTTCTACAAAGTTTTCAGTTCTAGCGATTCTGTCAAGGTCTGGTGTCAATTCCAAAGCAGAGCTGACGCTAGTATCCAGTCGGATCATGTCGTTGTTTATGGTTTTAACTCTGGTGATTAGGCTCTCAGTAAAGCCTTTGAGGGTGTTGATTTGATTTACCACGCCACCCATAATTTGCTTCATAATAATAAAGATAAACGCGCCTGCCACCAAAGCTCCTGCAATGGGAGCTCCAACTTCTGCAATTAGAACAAATACATCATTCATAGGGAGAGGGATCAAACAACCCTTTATCAATTAGTTTTTGTCGATTAACAAGATGCTCTGCCTCAATGTCGTCTTTGCTTTGACCGTGGTATTTTACAGCATGATGTTCTTTTATCATCAGCTCATTAATGTTAATGTCCTCAACAACCATTTCCCCAAGAATACGACCAAACTTACCTTTCTTATCCTTTCTTGTTCTTATAACCACACCACCCTTATCTAAATAAGATTTTAGAAAGTCTTTGCTTATAAGCCCTCTGGCCTTTTCGTCTTTATCCCTGGTGCGTGATTCCGGGGTGTCGATACCGAATAAACGAACACGACTTGAATAACTAATATCAAAGCCTAAATCAATAATGACATCGACTGTATCGCCGTCAACAACTCTTTTTACGTTACAGTTATATTCATACATTATAGCCACCCGAAAGAACGAAAGAGATCCCATAGTACATAGGCAAAGCAAATCCAGAACCCCTTACGATAAAAGACATAGTTCTCATACAAAGGTTTGGATATTTTTTCTAGGTTATATAGCTCTTTCACCCATGCCTCAGTCCCCTATTTATCCCCTGGTTTCATTTTGGCACGACCTACATTCAATGCACATAGATCGACCAGCTTATACAGCTTACCGATCCAAACATCGTCTTTAGGCGTTTTAGTCACAGCAGCAATAATGCTTGCTCCACTAATAATGGCCATGATTAAAGCGATCATATTTGCAAATGTTTGCATAATTATCTCCTCTATGTTGTGTAAACGTTAAAAATTATTCCCGCCATACTAAGGACGAGAGTGATTAATGTTATTAAAATAAACTGTTCAAGCCTGGTCACTCGATGAAGTATTTCCAACCACCGCTCTGCACAAACCGCCTCGTGTTTTTCTATTTTGGCGTTTATATCAGCAACGGTCATCTTGCTCATGCAGCCTCCTCAACCTCCCAACAATTAAGATTGGAAGCCACGGTTCGTCTTTCGCCTTCGCCTTTAAATGGATAAACCATGTGCGAGAGCCAAGACGGGAAAATATATAGTTTGCCGACTTCGGGCTTTACTTCAAAACTTTGTGGCGGTCTAAGTCGTTCTACGTTCATTATCTCGTTACGACCATAGTTAAAGCACAAGTAGCCATCACAAACCCCAGACGCATTGTATTTACTATACAATGAGTCCCCGGTTGTGGGTTGATCGAGTATCTG